GGAACAGGAGGTACATTGTTACAAATGACTTCAGATGCTCCTCGTAGTCTTTCCGCTGAAAGAGAGAGACTAGCTAATCTTTATGGACCCACATTTAAAGAAATTGGTTCTGATATAGGATTTGGATTAGGTAGAATAGCTAAAGGATTTGCTGAAAAAGGCCCACCAATAGTTCAAATAATAAAAGATTTAAAAAATAGATTTATTGGTTCATCACCTAAAGTAAATTATGGTGGAAACACAACCATGGAAGTTATTGATGAAAGTCCTCAGTTTGTGCCACCAACTTTTAATGATCAAAAAATTAACATCAATCGTTTGGACAGTATTTTTCCTCCAAGTGAAATGGATGATGAGACTTTTCAAAGAGAAGTTTTAGACTTTTTATATCCTCAAGTTAAATATGAACCCATTAGAGTCAGTGATATGGATATGTCAGGTGTCATGGCTAGTAATGTAGGTCAAAATATTATGGGTAATTTACAAAACTTACAAAATTTAGCTAATCAATATAACTTAAATAAAATTCAAGTTGACCCATTTAATTTAAATAGAATAGGATACAAAGATCAATTCATGTTTAATAACACCCCTATAAATTACAACGTTGGTATTGGTGATCAGGGAATAGAGGGTGGATTAAGCTTTGCATTTAAAAAAGGTGGGCCTGTAGACAAATACAGTGGCTTAGGGTATAAACTTAAGTAATGATAGAATTAACAGACTCACTGAAAGATAGAGTCCGTATCCACGAAGGAGTACGCACCACAATGTATCTCGATAGTTTGGGGAAGGCCACGATTGGCATTGGCCATCTTATAAAACCACATGAAAGAGAGCGATATGCTGAAGGCGTAGAAATAAGCATGGATGAAGTGGAAGAGCTATTTGAAATGGATTTAAATAGAGCCGCAGCAGGAGCTGAGTCTCTTATACAAGAGTGTATTGGTCACGATTTACCTCCACACGTAGAGGAAGTAATTCTTGAGATGGTATATCAGCTAGGAACTCAAGGTGTTCGCAACTTCTCCAAAATGTGGAAAGCGATGAGAGTCAAAGATTGGAAGAAAGCTTCCGAAGAAATGAAAGACTCACGTTGGCATAAACAGACCACAAAAAGATGTGAGTCTCTTGCTGAAATTATTGCTAATACTTAAAGAGTTTTTCTTGGAAAATTAGGTAAGGTACCTTCTTCTAAATACCAAAGATAGGCTGCTTCCCAATCTTTTTTATATTCAGTTTTCAAAAATTCTTTCATAGCCTTATCAGAGTTGTGCTCCAAAGTAATAAAGTTTGTAAGTTTTTTTAATAATTCTATCATTGTCATATCCTTTCGAAAAAGAATATAACGATTATTTTTTTGATTTAGATGTGTTTTTATGAGACTTCAGATGCTCTTCTATTGCATCCCAAACCTCTACGTTGGACCAATGATGTAAAACAGCTTTCGATATATCTTCATGCAATACTTTCAACATTTTAATATCCATTTTAACAGGAGTTCCTTTGTTTTTATTAACGTGATCTACTTCATCCCTTGTAAGGCTCAACAATAATTCACCACTTTGATACATAATTCTCATTTTGCTTCTCCCCAATTATTTCCTGTTGCTACATCTACTTTAGATGGAACACTCATTTCAATTGAGTTTTCCATTACACTTACTATTTTTTCTTGCATTTCTTTATCTCCGTTAAAGCTTATAGCCAATTCATCATGAATTTGAATCATTGGTATAATGCCCTCTTTATATAAGTCTACCATTGCCTTCTTTGTTTGATCAGCGGCAGACCCCTGTATTAACCTATTTAACGCTTTATAGGTCCCTGATCTTTTTAGAGGAGTATATTCACCATACTCTTCTTTAGCCTTATCCAAGGGATAGGCACGATAAGAACCAAAAGCCTTTGGCTCCCATAATTCAAAACGACATCTTCTACCTAAGAAAGTTTTTACAGCACCTTTTTTTTGAGCATGATCAGACACTGCATCAGCCAATTGTCTAACAAAGGGAACTCTCTCATTATATTGTTTGATTAATCCTTTACCCTCCTCAGGATCAATACCTAGTTGATCAGAAAGCTTACCCACACCCATACCATAAAATAGCCCTAAATTTATCGTTTTAGCACTCTTACGAGGTATATTACCTATCTCAGCCATGATTGTATGAAAGTCTGTTTCTTTGTCTTCATTGTAAGCTTTAACAATTTTTTCAGCACCCTCTAACTTAACGATATTAGCATAGTGACTGACGAGTCTTGGCTCTTGCTGTGAATAGTCAAAAGAACCCCACTGTTCTCCCTCCTCAGGTAAAAACAAACCCCTGATTAAAGAACCTATTTTTATATCTGACTCAGCGTCATCCTTGGCAGGAATTTGTTGAAGATTAGGATTAGAATAACTAAATCTACCTGTCAATGTCCCACCATTTTCTGTTCTTAGCTGATTAACATTGGCATGTATTCTACCCTTATGCTGATACTTTTCTATCGTATGGAGAAACGTGGTCCGTGCTTTGTTAAAGTTTCTAGCTTGAACAATTGCCTTTGGAATAGGATGAGGATGAAACTCCAAAAAACTTTTTGTAAAGGATGGATTACCTTTATCTGTTTTAGGATACTCTATTTTACATTGATCAAATATAGTAGCTATAGACCTAGCCGCCCATATATCACATTTTAAATTAGTTTCACCAAATACATATTTTAATAATTCATTTTCTTTTTTAACAAAAGATTTCTCAACTTTCTTTAGTCTATCTAAATCAACCCTGACACCTTTTTTTCTCATCTTCATAAGAATAGGAATTAAATCTGTTTCTAAATCAAAGACAGTCTGTAAGTCTTGTTGAGTAACTTCAGGCTTCAGTCTATCCCAAAGCTTTAAAGATAGAACAGCGTCTTGCTCTGCATACTCACCAACATATTGAGATGGTATCTTAAACATCTCACTCTTAGCATCAACACCCCACTGAGCAGCAGTTTCGTTTAATAAAAATTCACTTTTACTTTCAGCTAAATATTCTTTTGAAACTGCGTTAAGAGAATAGCTAAATTTATTTTCATTGATAAGAGGAGCAACAATCATTGTATCAATGATACGACCATTCCACTTAACTCCCTCAGCCTCTAACCAACCAAAATCATAGGTGGCGTTGTGAGCTATTTTCTCTCCCTCTCCTGAGAGCATTTCATTCAGCCAATCAAACACGACTCGTGGGTCGTGATTAAAACCTGTTTCATGACGAATTGGATAATATCCCTTCCAACCATCCACAGCTATAGCTACGCCAATTATTTCTCCATCATTAGTTGCCCACCCTGGGCCTTTCTCCATAATGTTAGGATCTTTAGTTTCTAAATCTATTGCAATTTTTTCAGCGTCTTTAATGTTAGGAAAATCCATGGGTGGAACCCACTCTGATTTAGGTTTAAACATACCTATTTGTTTGCTCATATTCTGTAAGCCTCTCTTGATTGTGGTGTTATTATGTAAAGGTTCTCTTTAGCTCTTGAAAACGCCACATAGAAAAGTCTGTGTTCACTCACAGGATTAATCCTGTATTCCTCATACGCCATTTTTCCTATGTCTAGAGACACAATAACATTCTCAGCCTCTCCACCCTTTTGTTGATGAGTATGCAACGGTCTCAGTATTGATTGTTGTCATAACCTCTGTCCAAGAAGTTCCGAACTCAGCTTGTAATCCAAAATTATCTTTGAGTTCTAAAAAAGATAATTTTTTATCAGGTAAAGCTTTTCTTTGCTCAGATATTTTTTTCTTGTTACCTCTAGCAACAAACTCTTTACCAAGACACTTATATAAATTTTCTACCAATCTAATCGGTACCTCATTTTTCTCTTCTCTCATCAAATCTTTCCAAGTAAGTATAGCATTTCTTTCTTGGGTTTTAACTGAATATCTATATTTATTATCTTTTAACTTGACTCTGAAAAAAATATTTTTCTTTCTCATGACCTCTTCCATATCATCACGTATAGTTCTTGTTCTACCCATAATAAGCCAAGTTCCTTCATCCATATTTAAATGATAAATGCCTCTTATAAATTCTACTGCTCCATCTCTATTTGCTGGTGACCATTTAATATCATCGTATCCAACAATTTGCTCTTCAACACGATTTACAATCTCCCAAACTTTTTTAGGGACTCTTTTAGATTGATCTAAAACAATTAAATTTTTTGCTTCTTCTTTTACTTGAATAGCCTTCCCAACATCAGCATCTGCCCAAGTATAAATAGCTTGATTAGGGTCCATTGCTAAATAAGATTTATCAGAATTTTTCCAAATCTTTTCTGCCATTTTCCATTGTATGGTGGACATGTCCTGAGACTCATCAAAAAAGACAACTGTAAATGCCTTATAAAAACTACCCTCAACATACTTTTTTATTAGGTCTGTAAAGTCTATTTTAGGCCCTTGATCTTTTACGAGATATCCTGTTGTACCCCCTGTAAACTTCTTATATCCAAAATTTTTATAGTCTTTTAGGCCCTTATCTATGTATTCTAGCTTATGCCAAATTATATCCTTGGCAAACATAGCCCAACAGTCACGTAAAGAAATATCTCTTCTTTTTGATTTTTCTATAAGATCAACATATTTGTCGTCATAGTTGTTGAAAAATATGTCATCATCATTATTAACGTTAATATTAATCCTAAGTTCATTTGATATGTTCCTCCAATCATTGTTACTCATTATGTGCTCTCGTGTTAGTCCCATCTGTCTTAATGCAAACGAGTGCATTGTGCTAAAATGTTCTAGCTGATTCATTGGCACCTTAAATTTTTGTGACGCTCTTTCCTTGGCCTCATCCACTGCTTTATTAGAAAAAGAAAAAAAAGCTATTTGATCTATGCCAACACCACTGTCTAAATATTCTTCTATCTTATTTAAAATGTAAGTTGTCTTACCTGTCCCAGGAGGACCTATGACAACTGTGGGTATTTTTTTATCCAATATACTCATGTGCGTAACAAACTCTCTCCTTATGTTTTTCTCTGAGCTCTTTAGAGTAACCCCCAAAGTTAGGAGACTTTTTTTTACCTGAAGCAATTCTATTTAATTCTTTTTCGTAGTCTTCTTTTCTGTTTTGTTTGTTATGTGTGGTAGGTCTCCACTTCTCAGGGTGAGCCTCTCGATATTCACCAAACCTAGGGTGAGCTGTTTTAGAAAAGAAACGATGACCGATGTTCGTGAATTGTTGTGCAACTGCCTCTGATAATCTAACCCCTAAACCTAAACCTTGAAAATCAGGAAGTATCACTGTCCTGTGTTCCCTCCATGCTTTTTCTTTGATTGTTCCTGAGGGGAAGAAGATGACTGAAGCAAATCCAACTGTAGTTCCTTCCCATGTTCCAAGCCAACATCGTGATGCGTTACTGATGTCTGCTGTGAGATAGTGATGGTCAGCGAAGTATGGCCATATTTTAGGGGAACAAGGAACGACTTCCAAAACGACCTTGGGTCGCCTAAGTAACCCCCTTGTCACAACTTTGCTTGAGTTTGTGTCATAAACCCAATCAGGTTGTAACCAATCAATGATGTCATAATGACAAGAAGCAAAGACAACATTTTTAATATTTTTATTTCTTATAAATTTTTGCAAGGCATTAGAACAAGACTTAGCTACATTACGATCTACCACACTTGTAAACTCATCTATTACTGCATTGTCTTTTACACGTCTAGCCAAGTCAGACCTAAACTTTTCTCCTGTACTTAAAACATGATAGGGCCTCATCCAAGAGGGTATAGTGTTGAAACCAACACAGGATAATCTCTCCTGAGCTTCCTTC